CCGGACCATGCTGATAAAGCCGCATCGGCGACTTTACTTTGCATGTGTGGGTCAAAATCCCTCGCATCTGAGTATAGTTCCTAATACGCCCATTTGGACGTTGCGTAGACTAAGTTGGAAAGTTGGTCTCACTCCATTCGCTTGGGGGACTAGCAAGCGTGTGCTCACACCTCACGCCCTAGGAGATGACTACCAATGACCTTGCGCAACGGCAGGTCGCTTGGAGGTCGATCCACTGAGGGAGATAGGTGGTGGAGAGAGTATAAGGGTTTAAGCCTTAATCTCGATATCACTGAAATGGGAAGCAGTCACATCAGAGTGCTGAGAGTCGTAATCCTTTGACGTTACCCAGTAGCCTAGTAACCTACTGTCATACGTCCGAGTAGACTCCAACAGTTTAGGGCGAACCCCGACTGAAGCGATGCTTGTGAACTATGGACCCAGGCATGGGTGAATAGTCCAACCTAAGGCTAGCGAAAGCTAGTTCCCAATACGGGAGTAACTTAGGCGCCGTTGGTGATCTGGAGGCGGTTACCCGAAAGGGAAGACTGATTAGTCCAGCCGGTAACGGGTGTTATGGCCATAGAGATCAAGCATTGTGCGTGATCAGGTCCCGGGGTCAAACTCGGTGGTGCTGATTAGCCAAGTGAAGCCTGATTGGTTTCACTCACCAAAGCCTTCCAAGGCTGGCTGCGGCCCTCTCACGAGGAAACCGAAGTTTAAGAGTGAATAGTATAAACTTAACAGTGACAATAAACACAAACATCAAGCGAACGCTTGGTCGTGCGTATTCTCGACTGCTAAGCTCCTATTCGTCTCTTAATGCCATGCTCAAGGTAAAACTTGGGCGTCCAGCAGTGGTACACGTCTTAGGATGTATATCGCTGCTGGGACGGAGAGTCAACCTTTCAGTTGTCAAAGTGGTAATCACTACGTTAGCCGCCTATCATCGGTTGTACAAACATGGAGGAATCAAGTACCTTGTGATTTATCTCAAGGCTTGCTCTTCTATGCTCCAACAGGTGATTGGTGGGCAACGACTACACGACTTGGCGCCCTTCGGGGCCCGAGTTGGTCGATCGCATGGTGGGATCCCTTCAATCATTCCAGCCCTTCATCGGGCACGTATTCGAGCGCGATGTACCTGGACGATCCGATTCTGGGCAACTTTATTCGGCTTATACCGAGTATTAGATTTCCCAGGAAAGGTGAAGATAGGTACTATTACGCAAGAGTACGGTGGAGACCCTCTTATGACTTACGAATTTAGTCAATTCGTATTCAACCACTTCACCCATGTGTTGAAGAAATTGTACCATAAAGATGGTACGATAACGGATGCACTATGGTCTGAAGAGGGCGATGGTCCATTGGAATTCTTAAAGGGACTCCGAGCCAAACCATTCCTGATTTCTAAGTCTGGACCCGCGGTGCGTGGAGGTAGTATTCCGAGCGGCGCTCAGAGTACATCTCCTGCATCTATTCTGGCTTCAGCATACACATGGTTACATAGTCCTCTATACCCAATTTTGCAAAATTGGTGTAAAATGACTGGTAATCAGTGGGTGCTGAACCGGATAGAATCCTGGGCCAAAGAGTTGTGGGTTTGGGAGGATTCCCTTCCCTTATCCTCGGGTGGACCGAAGTGTCCGTTCGAAGCAACTAATTGGCTTGGGAAACTTGGGTTCAAACCGGAACCAGCGGGTAAAGTCCGGGTGTTTGCCATGGTCGATCCATGGACACAGTGGCTCTTTGATCGCCTTCATAAAGCGATCTTTGGGCTACTGGAGCGAATACCACAGGATGGGACATTCGATCAGGAGCGACCGATTCGTCATCTGATGACTTGGAAGGATGCTAATGAGAAGAAATTCTCAAAACCAATTTCCTTGTACTCGTTTGACTTATCAGCCGCCACCGATCGTCTGCCTATCGTACTTCAAAAAGTACTACTGTCTCCCTTCCTAACTAGTTGGGGGGCAGAGCTGTGGGGTTGCCTTATGGTTGGGCGGAAGTATCACTGTCCCAAGACGATCAAGTTCGGGAATGGTCCTAAACAAACCGTTTCTGAGCTGGGATATGTCCAGTATGCAACCGGTCAACCCATGGGTGCGCTCAGTTCTTGGGCGATGCTGGCTTTTCTACACCATGCAATCGTTCAGTGGTCCGCCTTTAAGGCGGGCGTACTTACCGCTGATAAACCATGGTACGAGGGCTACGCCGTCTTGGGAGACGACGTAGTCATAGCACGTGATTGTGTGGCGAAGCAATACGCACGGATAATGAAAGCGTTAGATGTCGGGATCGGGGACCACAAGTCCTTGATTTCAACATCAGGCTCTGCATTGGAATTTGCGAAGCGAACATTCCTTAACGGAGTGAACGTTTCAATGGTTCCTTTTGCAGAGTTTGTGGTAGGCCGGCTATCACTAGCTGGCCTATTGGAGCTTACGCGTAAATACTCTTTATCCTTCGGGCAGATGCTATCTGTCCTGGGATATGGGTATCGCGCGAAAGCTTCAGCATCAAAACGCCTCTTCAGTCTTCCGAAGCGACTGCGGAACTACATTCTCACGTTCTACGGTCCCGGGGGGCCTGGTTATACAGGTCTAAAAGGTTGGCTACCCTTGAAATCGGTAACCTCCCTATATAAGACTTCGATGACCAGGGTTCAAGGTCTCTGTCGACTATTCTTCGAGAGTGAGGTAAAACTCATTCTTGAATACCTAGATTCTTACGCGGAGCTGATAGCTCTTGCTAAGAAGTTAGGGACGGTCTATAGAGATCGGGAACATTATGGCACGACACCTAGGGGGGCCGATCGGGCATCATCGCATCCGGGGATTGAAGCTACAACACCTGGTGAAGTAGTGGATTCCCTGAATGAGACGGTGTACCGGGAGGCTTTCTTAGATGTGGTCATAACCGCTCGAGACCTTCGTACTAAGCTAGAGGAAATCTTGTTGCCTCAGGCAACTCCTGAAGTTCAAGAGATTGTAGAGGAGGTCTTCTGTCCACCCGAGGGGTGGTGGCAGGAGGATGGCCAGTGGTATCGTCCGCAGACTCTTGAAGAGTATAATGCTCGACTTGAGGCTGTATACGAACCAGACCCAAAAGGCACGGTCATTACAGAAGAGGGGGTGGTTCCACATCCTGATCTCGATCTCAGAGCCCTCTATTTAGAACACCTTAAGGCGACTGTGTTGCCTGAATGGCATTCTGAATATGACAATGAGAAAGATTTCAACGAGTGGGTCTCCGCCTCCGTCCGTAAAGGCCGTCTGTCCACACCGACTGTCACGCCCCGTGTCCCGTTCGTCCTAGCAACTGAGGTCCCTACCTCAGCTCCTGGAATTGCAGTGGCGCCGCCAGTGCAATATCGAACTCGGACTGTACAGATTGCGAAACCGCAGTCACCTGATCTTCCGGGTTGCTCCCTTGACTGGGAGAGCCTCGAGAACCTGTGGGCCCAGTTTCGAGAGATCGAAACTGAGTTCGCGGCGTTACCATTTCCACGTAACATTCAGACTAGGGTGTCGGAGGGTAAACCTCCTACTTCCGAATCAAAGATGTTGAAGAGATGGTATCGTTACTCTAGTACGTTTAGGGCAACTGTTGACCCAATCAACAATGAGTAGGTATCCAAAAGGCGGTAAGAGGGGACTCTTACTGTGCGGTATCTTGAGCTCGGCTCTGAAGCTGAGAGTCAGACTAGGAGTTGAAATAGACCACCTACTGATTTTCAGTGAAGTAGAATATCCAAATCGCTTGCTTAACAGCAAGAAGAGACGCCGAATCGAGGTGATCCGACGTATCGTATCTGAGCTCGGCTCTGAAGACGAGTGGGCAAGCTGCCGCTCGATCGAAGTAGAATAACCAAATCGCTCCGGTAAAGTTCCTTAAACAAGAACCTAACGGGGAAGAGACGCCGAATGGGACCCTCCCTATACGATACTGCGGTGATCCGCGAATACCGTAAGTTAAGCTTGAGATCGGCCTTGAAGCCGATCAAGGAACAGGAGCTGAAATAGGCCACCTAGCTTGATCGGTGAAGTAAGATAACCAAATCGCTACCTGAGAGGGTAGAAGAGACGCCGAATCGCGTAATGCGACTTGACATACTTTAATACCTACTCACAGGGAGGCGAGGAACCCTTCCTCGCCCTTAATGATAGCGGGTTTACAGTCGTAAGACCGTCGACCTAAGGTTGCCCCTCCTTTCGCAAAGGATGGGTATTCTGATAGTGCTCTCATTAGGAAGGCAACGAGCCCTGTCTAATGTTGATGGTTTCTCCGTCAAATAGGGACCCAGAGGAATACATAACTCTGGAAAACCTATGAAACATTTTCGAAACGCATCTGAGCGTAGCAGGGGC